CCGCAAAGTAGAGCTGCAAGCCGCGGTCGAGGCGGTCTGCCAGCATAAGCGAGGGTCGCTGACCGTTGACGCCTGCGCCGAGAACCAGTATGCAGTCCGCGTTAAGGTCGGCAGCCTCCTCCACGGAGATTATCCGCTCCGAGGTGGTCAGCAGCACGCGATTGTTTATGGCGATAAGCACCGACAGCCCCAAGGCTCCCAGCGCCCCGAGGATAAGGATAATGTTTATTATAACGCGCTTCATGCAGCCGCCCCCTTTCGGTTTATGTCTATATTAGGACATATTAACGCAGGTTTGTCAATGGAAAATAGGGCAAAGCACTGCTTCATTTTTCATGCACCGCAAGGTGCGCTTCATTGCAAAAAGCACTTGCTCTCGCAAGTGCTTTTTGCTTGGCACGCCTGAAGGGACTGCGACTCGCTTCGCTCGCATGCATAAATTCCACCAGCCAATCACCGTTCGCCTTCAGCTCCGGTTCTTGGGGTGTCATTTATCGAACCTGCGGTTCTCGTCCCAGTGAATACAAAATCTCCGGACACCCGATGGGTGTCCGGAGATTTTGGCACGCCTGAAGGGACTCGAACCCCCAACCCTCAGAACCGGAATCTGATGCCCTATCCATTGGGCTACAGGCGCATATATTTACCAAAGAAGTATAGCACGAACGGCACATTTTGTAAAGCCATGAGCGTGCGACTTTTTTCGCGTGATGGAGTCTCCGCCGGCAATGCGGCGGGGCGCGCCCCCGCCCTACGAAATAGCACTAACTCTAAGCCTTTGAGCGTAGGGCGGCTTGCCCTCAAGCCGCCGAAACATAACATATACCGCAACAAAAGCCTTGCCCCGAGCCGCACTAACGACATGTCATTCTGAGCAAAGCGAAGAATCTCCGCAGTAGTACAAGTGCAAATTTATAATGGGTGCGGAGATGCTTCGGCGAAGCCTCAGCATGACAAATTGTGGCTCAGCACCTTACCGGCGGCACCGGCTTCCCCTAAAGGGGACGCCGGTGCCTGTTTATCTTCAACCCTGCGCCGCTTTCATTCGGTTTATATACTCCCGCGCCTGCATGGAGGTCATACCCATGGCAGCAAGCTGGGCGGCGGAGGGCATAAGCCCCTTTTTCAGCATTGCCTCGCCGAGGGCGGCAAGCTTGGCCTTGGAGTCGGCGGTGAGCGCACCGGATGCGGTAATGCCGGTGACCTTGGCTGCCGCCAGCTCATACTCGGCCTGCCACTGACGCAGCTTCTCCTGAAACTCCTCACGGTCGGCGGCGTACTCCGCCTGCCACTGCTCCAACTTGCTCAGCGCAGACAGACGCTCCTGAGTAATATCCAGCAGCTTTTCCGCCTTTTCATACTCACCCTTGGCCTGCAGCGCAGCTATCTCGACGGCTGCATCGCGAGCGAAGGCGGTCTGGGTGCGGTTTATCTCCGCGTGATTTCTGGCGGCAGTGTTCTGAATACTGTCGTACTGCGCCCTGCCGATGCCGCCCTTATCGCCGCGCAGCTCGGCATAGAGTGCGGAATTATCCGCCGCAGTTGCAGCCGCCAGCTCCACCGCGTCCCGCTGCTCCTGAAGCTGCGCATTAGCGTCCGCCACGGAGTTTTCCACCTCCGCCACCGCAGCCTCGGTGGCTGCGTCCACGGACTTCTCCATCTGCTTCTGCGCCTCCTCATAGCCCGCGTCAATGCTGCCGGGCAGCGTGGGCGCGGGAGTCACAGCGGGCGCGGTGCTCTGCACCGGCACTCTGTTGACGTTTGGGGTAGCGCTCTGCACCGGCATCCGATTGATTACGGCGCTTTGGGCAGCGGGCTTAGGTGTCAGCGTGCCGCCGTTTTCAGCCATGCGCTGCTCCACGGCGGCCTGCACGGCTGCGGGGTCGTTGGCATCCACTGCGCCGTATTTTGCCTGTGTCTCCCGCTGAGCCATAACGCTGTCGTAGGCGAACTTTATATTATACTTCCGCTCCTCGTCGGTCCAGCCCTCCACGCCGGAATAGAGCTCCTCCAGCTCCGCAAGTACCTTTTTGTCCATTGCCACGCCTCCTTACTCAGCCTCGCCGGCGGTCACATAAGGCACCATGCCCCAAACAGGCCGCAGCAGGCTGTCGAAGAAATACCATCTGCCGTCGGCGTGGGCGGCAAAATATCGCTGCGCCCCGGGCAGAACGCCATAGCCGTCGGGTGCGGCACCGTCACAGCGGAGGGCGCGGGCGCTCATATCCTCCGCGTTCAGCAGCCAGCCGTCCGCAAGAACATACCTGCCGCCCCAAAGCTCACCCAGCACAGCGCCCTCAAGGGCGCAGACGGCGGCGGGAACGGACGCGGGCAGCTTAAGGCTCTTCTGCACGGCAAGAGTGTCGCCGTCCAGCAGATAAAGAGTATCGCCCGCCGCTGCATAAAGCACACCGTCGCCCTTGGCGACCACGCGGCTGCCGCTCATATCGGCATCGCCTACGGTCAACGAAAATGTATCGCCTGCGGTCAGCACACTCTTTGCCAAATGGCGGCTGCCGTCATCCTTTTCCATAAGGAACAGGCAGCCTTCACCGTCAATGCAGGCGCCGCTGTGGGCAAAAGCCCCTGCGAGTCCTGTGGAAAACTCAGCACCCGGAAGCATATCGCCGGGCTCGTAGGCCTTCAGCACGGACTGCGCGGCGCTGTATTTGAGCAGGGCGAACACGCCGCCGCAGACATTCAGCACCCGGTCGAGAGCCGAGCCGCTTTCGTGGTAGGTGTCGAGGGCGGTGAGAGCAGGCTGAGCGCCGCTGTCGCCGGCAACGCTGCGGCGGTAGAACCAAAGCTCGCCGTCGTTGTGGAAAACTGCGGTAAGGATATTGCCCACGCGGGCAGCGCCGCAGAATGTATGCACACCGCCGGAAACAAGCCGGGCGCAGGCGCCGGTTTTAAGGCTCACCAGATACCACACGCTTGCAGCCTTCACTATGAGATATTCACCCGCAGCGTCCGTCCACAGGGGCTCGAAGGCCTTGGACGCGTCGGTGAGGGGCAGAGGGTCACCGCTGAGGGCAACGGAGGTGATAGCGCCCTCAAGGGGCTTGACCTTTGTTAGCATCATGCCGCCCGCCCCTGCAGTGAGGGAGATAAGCTCAGCGCCAATGCAAAGGGCATTGCCAAGGCGGGCGGGCATAAGCTCCGCCGCACCGGCAAGCTCCGCAGCGGGCAGGGTAAAGGGATATACGCGCTCCACCTCGCCCAGCACCACTCCCTCCTGAGAAAGGGCGCTTTCCATGCTGTCCACGCGCTGCTCCAGCGAGTCTATGCCCAGACCGTCCAGCTTTTCCTCCGTCTGAACGGCGGTATAATATTCGTCCAGCAGGTCGCGCTCCACAGCCGCCGCAACAAGCTGCACAAGAGTGGAGTCCTCCATTTCCAGAGAGCCACCCAGCTCACCCAGTGCGCCTGCAAGCTCGTCAAGAACCGCCTGCACGGTCTTGCCGCCGAAACCCTTGGGTGCCGCTGCACCAAGCTGAGCGGCAGCGCCGCTGTCCGTCAGCTCGTCCACCAGCCCATTGAAGGCCGAGCGGGTCTCATCGTGGAGGCACTGCATATCCCTGCGAACCTGCTCCTCGTTCTCCTCATAGGTGGGAAAGTCATTTTTATTTGTCCATAGCTTGGAAAAAATAAGCTTCTTAATTGCCGTTTCCTCCTTTCAGCGCTCAAGGGCGCGGTAACGGAAAAATATTCTCGCCGAGAGCAGAGTAAGATCCTGCCCCGGCTCGTTGTTATACAGCCTCATGGCGAAGTTGCGCACATGGCGGCAGGCGGGTCTGCGCAGGGAGCTGCGCGACCAGCTGAGGCTGTCCAGCATGCGGTAATTCATATTGCGGGGCGCGAGCCGCCATGAATACGCCCGCAGGGGTACGGGCTCGGTGCGCACGCCGTAGTCGCTGATGTAATCCAGCCGCAGCAGGCTGTCCGTGGTGGAGGACATGGTGAGAACCACCTTGTCCACGTCCTTGAGCCGCTCATAGCCGCCGAAGGCCTGCGGAGGCAGCCGATACTCACGCTCTATGGCCTTGCCGAAGTCGAAAAAGTTCTCGTAAAAGGCGCAAACGCTGCCGTCACGGGCGGCGTAGCATATGTCATTGCCCTGACGGACGAATGCCGCCGCATCCACATTGGTGAACAGAAACCAGCTGGGCTTGGCGGCGGTGCTGATGGAGTAATCCCACAGATAGACCCTGCCGTTCACCGCCAACCAGTAGCGGCTGCCGTCGTTCATAGCGGCGCAATCCCCCGCCGCCGTATCGGCAAGCAGACCCGCGCGCCTGTCAGTTCCGTCCACGTTGCGGCTGATGTGCTGCAGCTCATTCTCCGCGGCAGCAGAGGTGCTCTGCAGACGGTAAACACCGCTGCGGGAGTTGCAGAACACGAGATTATTTTCCACCAGCCGAATGCTGCGGGGCATGTCGCAGCCTATGGCGCTGTTTATGGTGACATAGGGCATCTGTATGCGCTCCCGACCGTCTATGGCCACCAGCGAAAATGTGGCGCGGCCTACGCTGCCCCGGGTAAAGACCACCAGCATACCCTGCTGGCGACCAAAACCCGTTATTTCGTCGCCTACAAGGTTGTAATGCTCCACGGGAAAATATCCGGGATCCATTGCGGCATGGCTGCCGTTCCAGAAATATGCGTCGGGCTGGGTCAGAGAGCCCGCCATAGCGATGCAAAGACGGCTGTCACCGCCGAAAACCTCGGCGCAGGTACAGTCCATGATGTTGGCGCGGGCGATGTCGTTGTCCAACTCGTAGGTGACGCGCACGGTGTTGTTCACAGGCGGGTCGGACACAGGGGGCGCGGTGAGAAAATTCAGCACACCCGACGCGGCATCGTATCCGTAGTCCGTGACCGCCGCGCCGTCCACGGTGACCTCAAGCACCCGCGCACCCTTCACGGGCAACCGATAATTACTGCCGCCGTCGGCGTTGTACCACAGGGTCTTGCGGGGACTGAGGCGGTTCTCCGGCTGATAAAGGTCGCCGCTGCCGGTGGCGGGGTCGGCGTTTATGCAGATCACCGGCGTATAGGCCTGCACCGACTTAACGCTCAAGTCCTCGCCGATGACCAGATACGCACCCCGGGTCTTGTAATAGAGGCTGCCGTTATACATGAAAAACGTACCCGCCACCCGCTGAAGCCCCGTATAAATACAGCGCTCCTCGCCGTTTTTGGGGTCAACTGCGTAAATGCGGCTGCCGATGTGGAAAATCGCCCAACCTGCGAAATAGCGTTCGTACGCCGCCAGACCGTTGCCCGCAGGCTCGCAGACCAGCCGCTGACCTCTGCGGGAGGCCAGCGCACCGTCCCGCCAGAGGAGATTTTTCATCCGGGAGGTCTGGTTTATGTCAAGGCGGCTCTCCTCCTCGAAAAGGTTCAGACCGCCGTCAAAGCGGTCAACGGAAACGCAATAGGTCTTTGCCTGAGCAGGCACTCTAACCCTCATAGCCGAACCCTCCGTAGTGATCCCGCACGCTCATACGCTGGGCTGTGGCAGGCTGACGCAGCCGCTCCAGCCGCGCCTCGAACTCGTTGAGCAGAGATGCGTAGAGGAAGCTGTCATCATGCATGGCAAGATGTGCCGCAGCGTAGTAGGGCAGCAGGGCGTGGGTATCGGGAGTGTTGTCCGCGCGGTCATCGTCATCCGCGTCGGTGTCGAAGGGCACGGGATAGCGGTAATATTCCAGCGCCACAGAGCCGAAAAGACTCTCCGGCACAAGCAGCGCTGCGCTGCCAAGCAGCTGAAATTCATGGCTGCGGAAGCATTCGCTGCCCTGCACAACCGCAAGACCCCTGCCGGAGGGCCGGTAAAAATCCTCGGGCAGGATAAAGCGCAGCCAGTTGCCCATGCGGGTAGCCGCGTAGGGCTTGAGCTCCATCATCTCGGTGATGGGGCGCAGAGTGGTGGCGATAAGCATCTGACCGTCGTTGAGCAGGGAGGGCAGTCGCTTGAGGTAGTCCGCCTGATTATTATAAGTGGGGCTGACCTCCTCGCCCGCCACGCTGTATTGATTGAGCAGGCGCAGGGTGTCGTCCCGAAGCTGTTTGTATGTCATGTTCCTCTCCTTTCGCGAGCACAGTTCCTACAGAGAATTGTGCCGGCACCATTTCCTCCCTTGTCAAAGGGAGGGGGACCGCGAAGCGGTGGAGGGATTCAGCATAGTACAGACCGAATCCCCCTCCACTTTAGCCCTTATCAGCCGATGTGCAGAACTGCGTCGCCTACGGCGATGGGCTTGCCTGCGCCGTCGCACTCGATAACGCGAATGAGCTTGTGCTCTGCGTCGGGAGTGATCTCGGTGCCGGGAGCGGCAAGCTCAGTCCACTGAGAAGTGGTGATGGCAGTGCCGAGGGTAAGCTCGGTGAGCTCGGCCTCGGTGGCAGCGGTCTGATAATACCACTTGTTGCCGGAGGCCTCGAGAACGCCGGGAACTACCATTACGGCAGCCTTGCCGAGACCGGTGCCGGAGGTGGTAACATCAAGGGGACGGAACACACCCTGAGAGCCGTGGTAATAGATACCGTAGGCCTTCTCGTCCAGCACGAAGCAGTCATAGATGCAGCGACCCTCAACCAGGAAACCGGAGATACCGGGAGGATTATCGTGGATCTTGTACTCCTCAAGCTGCTTGGGAGCGGTGGCTGCCATGGGGTGAACAAGAATGAATGCGCAGCCGGAGGGCAGACGGCTGGCGGGGACCTTTACGATCTTGGTGCCGTCAACCTCGCCGATAACGCCCTTCTTGAGCAGCTCCTGAGAGCTGTCGCCGTAGCGGACGAAGGAGCTGTCGCGCTTGAGGAGGTTAGCGAACTTGTAGCTGCAGAAGCAGACGCGGCCGCGGTCGGGCACGTTGCGGTCGCCCAGCTTTTCCTGACCTGCCAGCAGGCACTCGTATGCGTTGTCTGCGGTGACGGCAGCGTCGTCGGCGTTGCCGATAGCGGTAGCTGCGGCAGCCAGCTTGCGGAAAACATAGGTATCGTACTCGGGCACGATGACCTCGCGGATCTGTCTGTTGAGAGCCTTGCCGGCATCGGTGACCTTCATGGACTGGAGCTTGTCGCCCTTATCGATAATGAAGGTGAATGCGCGGTCGCGGGCAACGGTCAGGGTCTGCACGTTGCGGCTCAGGTCGTTGGGAGTACCGTAGCGGGCAGTACCGCTGCGGCTGTAGTCGCTCATGGCAACGGCGGGAATGGAATAGACGTTTACGGTCTTTACGCCGGTAAACTCGTAGTCGTTATTCACCGCCAGAGCAGCCTGAGACTCCTTGTAAAATCTTTCGTCGATGACTTTGCTGTACTTGCTTGCAAGATTAATTCCACCGGACATTGAATTATCATCCTTTCAAATTAAAAATGAATTGCGCTGATAGCGCGTGAATTGGGCTTCGCCCACGAATTGAAGCACAGCTTCATGAATTGGTGCTCCGCACCATGAATAACCTTATCCTCCATGCCCCTCAGGGCAATTCATGCGAAGCAATTCATGAAATCTTCGATTTCAATTCATGGCGCACTGTGCCAATTCATCTTTTAATATTCCTCGCAGAGACCCCGCAGGAAGTCGTCCACTTCCCGCTCCACAATGCCGCCGCTGCCGGAAACGCCGCCGACGGGTGCCTTCTCGCGGGCAGCCTCATTCTGGCGCTTGATCTCTTCCTCGCCGGCGCGAAACTCGGAATAAGCCTCCTTCAGGCTCTTGCCTGCCGCGGCGGCGGAGATGACCTCCTCGGGCAGGGTGCCGCCCTCCAGCTCGGGGGCAAGCTCCATAAGCTCGGATACTTCCGCTTCAAAATCACGATTTTCTTCCATTTTTGACCTCCTGTTATTTTCAATACAGCTATGCCTTCCCCCCTCCGGGGAGAAGGTGTCGGCGCAGCCGACGGATGAGGGGCCTGCCGCAAGGCAGCTTTAGGTCTCATCGCAATTAACCAACAACTTTATCCGCTTGCGCGGATTCCCCTCATCAGTCATGGCGTTGCCATGCCAGCTCCCCCCCAAAGGGGGAAGCCATATGGGAATGCTGTTTTGTATATACTGCCCTTACAGCTTCGCCTTAGCCATCAGCGCCCGCTGGGCAGAGGCAGGCAGATTAGAATACTTCGCCTGCACCGTGGTGGGCAGCTTTGTCAGCGCACCGGCGGAGGCAATGCCCGCACCGGCGGATGCGCCCTTCACAACGCCGCTGCGCTCCCGAACAGCCTCGATAAGCTCCGCCTTGCGGGGGATAAGCTTGTCGGGAACGCGCTCAAGGTACTCGATAAGGTCGAGAGTTCCGTCGCGGCGCAGATTGTCAAGGGTCTGCACCATGGCAATTTCACTGAAATAGGTGCTTGCGCCAACGTCCACGCGAACCCGCAGCCACAGATCCTTGAAAACGGAGAAGTCGAACATCTCCACCACCCTGCGCTTCTGCTTCTTTACGGTAAGCAGACCGGTTTCGGGGGCAAGAACGGCGTTGCCGACAGCGTCCAGCTCGGTCGTCCGCACCTCCCGCTCCCGAACCACGGGGCGCTTGCCGTAATAAGTACCCATCATATCCAGCAGGATAGCGCCGATGTCCTCCACCCACTCGTAAAGACCGGCGCGGGTGTTCTCAAGGGGCACCTCCGCCGAGGACTGCAGCACCATCAGCGCGGATGTATTCTCGGGCTGAACGGAGCCCAGCTGGGCATCGGTAGCGCCGAGGCAGTCCTTGGTGTAGGCCATGGCCTTGTCGATGGCGGCGATTATCTGATTGCTCATGTCGGCAGGGGCGAGATTTGCCGCCACCTGACCGATGCTCTGACCGGGGATAACACCCCGCACACCGATTGCCTGACCCACCTCGTTGCTCCAGCCGCTGATAAGATCAGCGTTATACACAGTCTTGGGGAAGCCGGAAAGCTGGAGATGGCGCATGACCATGGCAAACATGGTGTTGATGAAAATCTGATTGGGGATAATACCCGTAACCAGCGCCCGGCCGTGATACTGATTTTTCTGCTTCTCCCAGTTGCCCCAGGCAATGGGATAGCGGCTGAGACCGGTGTCTCTGTCCTCGAAGATCACGCAGTCGCGGGTGGCCTTGGTAACGTGGACGGTCTCCCGTCCGTTGACCATTTTCTTGGTGTAAAGGTAGCAGTAGAGGGCCTTGCCGTCCTCGTCGCCGTTGTTGGCAAGCTCGGTGCGGCCGCCCTGACCGGCCTGAAAGCCGTACTCACTGTCGGCGGTAACGCGGCTCTTCTCTCTTGCCTCCCGGCGGAGATTTTCCACGGTATCGCGGCCCACGATGAGTATGTAGGGCTGGCGCTCCACGTCGGTTGTGTTGGGATTGCCGAACATTACGTTCACGCCGTCCACAAGCTCCATGCGTATCTCACCCCGATACGCGCCGAAGCTGCCGCCGTAGGGAATGGCGTCCGCGTCCCACCAGAAGTGGGCGCAGTAGTCGCCGGTCTGCGCGCCGTCGAACAGCGCCTCGCGGACGCGGTAGTCCATCTTGAACTTCTCAAGAAGGTTAGCCACCTCCGCCGAGGCGAAGCGGGCGTATTCGTCGCCCTCCCGCCAGGAAAGGGGCTCGAAGCTGATGGATACGGTGCTGGAGGTCAGCGAGGCCACGAAAAGGCTCACAACTCGCTTGATAATATTGAAAACCGGCTTGGGCAGGCGGTTCATGGCGGGAGTGTCGGGCATGTTTACCCACTGGTTTCCCGCGAAGAACTCCAGATTGGTATCCACAAGGCGGTAGAGATTGGGGCTCAGGCGGTTATTGTAATCCCGCCCGCGCTCGTAATACTCCCATGCCTTGGTCATAGTGTTTCTGTTTGCCATCTCATTCCTCCTTCATGGTTTTCAGCCCGTAGGCCACATCGGCATTGTAGCCCATGAGGAGGCTGAATGCCTCCTTCTCCGCCTGAGGGGAATGAGCCTGACGCGGGGGCTGACTCTGCTCCGGACTGCGCCTGCCGCCGATGATAACACCCAGCCCGAATACCGCCGCGGCGAAAATCACCGCGCAAAGAATATAAAACATAGTTTCTCCTTTCGAATGAATTGCCTTACGGCGTGAATTGGGCTTCGCCCATGAATTGAAGCTCCGCTTCATGAATTGGCCTGCG